GAACAAACATGGGAAGAAGTTTCTACAGAATTCCCAGGTGTTAAACACTTAGGTATCTGGGGAGATAAAAGACATCAGAAAAGTAAGAGTGATCATAATACTGGTGATGCTTTAGATATTGGTATTAAAGATTCAAGCCAAGGTGAGCAGATTGCTCAAAAGCTTATTAAAGAAGCTCAGGATAAAAATATTAAATATATTATTTGGAATAAACAGATATGGAATCCATCTATATCAAATTCTTGGAGACCGTATAGTGGAGAAAATCCTCATACTACACACGTACATGTAAGTTTTAATAGACCGTCTCAATCTGTTGGTGAAGGAGAAATTGCACTAACTCATAATAATCCTTTAAACATACATCATGGAGACTTTACTTCTAAGTATGGAGGTAAACAAGGATCTAAAGATGCAGGTGGTTATGTTAGTATATTTCCAGATTTTCAAACAGGAATACAAGCAGCTAAGGATCTTTTATTTGGTCCAGCATATTCTAACCTTACTATATCTCAAGCTAGAAATAAATGGGTTAGCGGTAGTCCAGATAAAACTAATGCATCTACCCAAGACATTGTAAAGACTATGGGTACAGATAAAGTGTTATCAGACCTTAGTCCAGCAGAACGTGACAAACTAATAAAGCAGTTTGCAAGATGGGAAGGTAAACAAGCATACCAAAAACTAAGCGGTATGCAGTTGTATGCTGATGGTGGATCTATCTCTTATAGAGAAGGTGATATTTATGAACTAACAGAGGATCAAATTAAGTCTATACTTTCTTCAGGTGGAGACATAGAATTTTTATAAATTTGTAATATATTATAATATGAAAACGTATAAAGTAAGAATTAAAAAATCTCCAGAGTCTATGGCTTATGGCGGTCAATCAAATTATGGCTTAGATCTAGGTCAGAAGAATATATATTCTGATATGACAGATAACCCATATGACTCAGTATCTAACACTTTACAACCTGTAGATAGAGAAGATGCTAACATTGAAGCTGAACTGTATGAAACTGCATATGGAGATTTTAATAATGATGGTCGTAAAGAACATTTTAAAATTGGTGGTAAAAGACATAGTGAAGGTGGTACACCATTAAATGTTCCAGAAGGTACATTTATTTATTCTGATACTAAGAAGTTAAGAATTGGTGGTGCTGTTCTTGGTCAGTTTGGTAAATCTCCAGATACTAAACAAAAGTATACACCAGCTCAGTTAGCTAAACAGTATGACATTAATAAGTATCAAGCTATACTTGATGATCCATATACTGATAAAATGGCTAAGTCTACTGCTGCTCGTATGATTGATAACTATGAAAAGAAACTTGGTGGCTTAGCTTTAGTACAAGAAGCCATGAAGGGATTTCCTCAAGGTATTCCTGATGTAGCTATGTCTGTATTACCGCAAGGTATGGGTGAGCAACTTGCTGAGATGGGAGGTTTTTATGGTGATGATCAAGATTACTATCAAGGTGGTGGAACTACTCGTGAAAAAGTTAAGAAAGAAGATATACCTAAATATGAGAAAGAAGGTTATCAGCGTGTAGGTAATACTAATGTATGGAGAAAACCTGGTACGTCAGGTAAAGATAAAGTAAGCATTATTGTTACACCTGGTAAAACAGGATCACTTACTGGTGGGACACCTGGAAAACTTGAAAAAGGTTATGATATTCCAATAACTGGTCGTAGTCGTGGTGGCCGTGGTCCTTGTGCTAATCTTAAGTACACAGTTGCTGATATGCAAGCTAGACCAGATTGTTATGATACTTTTTTAAATAAACAAGGTTTTAAAAATGCTTCAGAAGGTGAAAAGCAAAAAGGATTAGATGAGCTTTTACTTGGTAGAATGCCAAAGTATGTTCCTGGTACAGCTCCTACAACTACACCTGGAGAACCTGAAACTAAAACATGTCCAGATGGACCTAATGGAGAAAAAAACTATTATACTCCAGATCCTAATAATCCTAATGAGTGTATTAGAGCATGGGAAACTCCTCCTAAAGAAATTACATTTGATGACATTCCTACTACTACTACAACAACTGGTGGTGGCGGAGGTGGTGGTACTGGTGGTGGAGGTGGTAGACGTCCATATTTTGGTAAACAGTTTATGGTTCCTCCTAAACGTTACACTCCTTATGCTGCTCCTCTTAATGCTATGATTCCAGAACCTACGTTCTATGATCCTAATAGAGAGTTAGCTGAAGGTGCATCACAACGTAATATGATGGCTGCTTATATGCAGCAGATGGATCCGCAACAATTTTCTGCTAGAGCTAGTGCGTTAAATGCACAAGGAGCTGAACAAGCTGCTAATACTATTGGTAGATATCAAAACATGAACGTTGGAGTAGCTAATCAGTTTAGTCCTTTACAAACTGACATTATGAATAGAGTGATGGCTTATAGAGCTGATGCTGCTGATAAGTTAGCATTTAATGCTCAACAAGAAGATAAAGCTTATCGTAATTCTATGAGAAACTATCTTAAAGCTCAAGATATGTATGATATTAATGAGTATGATATTAATACTAAACGTATGATGCTTAATGAGACTAATCCATATTATTCTATAGAGGAAGGTCCAAGAGGCTCTAGTCTTAAGTGGAAAGATAAAAATAACTGGATGAGTATGGTTACTGGTCAATCTCCTCAGTTATCTCAAAATCAAATAACAGAGATGGAAAATTATGCTCAAACTTTAAAAGAAACTAGAAACATGGATTCTGGTACTATTCAAGCATTATTGAGAGCAAGGTATCCTGGTTTTTTTCAATCTAGTAGAGGTGCAAATAATGCTGCAGCTCTTAACGCTCAGTATTTTAATCCAACAACTTTTCAAAATCCTTTTAGTGGATCCTATGAAGAGTAAACTTTAAAGGTTTAGTTTTAAACTTTAAAGATTTTATTGTATATTATATATGTAAACTATGGCACAATACCTTCCTTATATTCCAGAAACCATACCTGAACCGGCTCTTTACAAACCGGACTTTAATTTCTTTGATAGAATGCTTCAAAGAAAGCAGTCTATGTTTGAACAAGGAGCTAATAGAGTTAGATCAGCGTATACTTCTGTATTAAATGCCCCACTTTCTAATAAGCATGATATACTTCTTAGAGATCAGTATATGAAAAATGCTCAGAAACAGTTAACTAAGTTATCTTCTTCTGATCTTTCTCTTATGGAAAACGTAAATGCTGCTGAGTCAATATATGCTCCATTTTGGCAAGACAAGTTTATAGTACAAGATGCTGCTATGACTAAAGCTTATCAAAGTGAAATGCAAAAACTTATTTCATGGAGAGATTCACCTAAACTTGAAGAGCGTGAAAAGTATAATGCTATTTCAATGATGGATCTTCAAAATGGTTTAAGTGTATTGCAAAATGCTGATAGAACACCTGAAGGTTTTGGAGCTGTAGAAATGCGTAAAGCTGAGCCGTTTACAAACATTGAAGCTTACCTTCAAAAAATGGCTAAGGATGATAATAAAGAAATTAAGTATGATAGTCCTGATGGACCATACTTAATTGAAACAATTAATGGTGAGCGTTCTCAACAAAAGTTTGCTACATGGGCAACTGCTATGATTGGTAATAACTTTCAAGGTCAGTTTGATGTAACAGGTAGAGTAGAAAATGAAGAACGTATTAAGATATTAAAACGTACTAATCCTAATATTACTGATCAAGAGGTTAAAGGAATTATTGCTAAAGATGTAGTATCAGAACTTAATCAGGGATATACTAAAAGAACTCAAGAAGCAGATGTTGAGATTGCTAGAATTGATAGTTTATTAGGATCTATTGGTGAAACAGGTGGCCCACAGCATCAGCAAATGTTTAATAAACTTGTACAAGAACGTTCTGAACTTGTAGCTAGAAAAGCTGCTGTTAATGAAGAGTATAAATATTTTGATCAAGGTAAAGATAAAGTTTTAGAGTATGTAACTAATGCCCCTAAACAATACTTTAGTGTATTAGCTAAGCAACGTCTTATAAATAACTGGGCTACTGGTAGGGCAAGTATGGATCAAAAACTTGTAAAAGAAAATGCTGCGTTTACTGCTGCACAAAATATTGAGCTTAGAAGAGCTGAACATAATTTGGCAGTAAGTAATGCTGCTTTTGATCAATGGTATAAACCATGGGCTAAGCAGATAGATGCTAATAATGCTAATAAAGGAGGAACAACTACTATTACTAAAGATGCTAATGGTAATGATGTAATAACAACTGTACCTGGTGTTGATGAATCTTCATCTATGGTATATTCAGGTAAGTCAGGTATTGACATTACAAAAACAGCAGCTACAGCTTATGACTTTTTTAATCAGAATCAAAAAAAGGAATTTAATGATGCTTTTAACTTAATATTTGATCAACGTGGTATTCTTGGTTTTGCTACTAAGTTAGGCTTGAGTCAAATGGAAATATCACAAGTAGCCACTGCATTTAAAAAAGAGGTAGGTAATATAGATTACAAGTTTAATCCAGAAGAACAAGCAGCATCAGCAAAATTAAAAAAAGCTTTACTTGCTAGTTCAGCTGTTAAAGATGCAGGTATTAATGATATAACTGGACCAGGTACTATGAGAAATGCTCTTATTGCTTATTCTGGTCAATACTTATCTGAGCGTAGTAAAGTTGCTGCAGATGGTTCTGATATACCTTTAAATAATGATGAGTTTGAAGCATTGATGAGATATTCAACAGCTATATCTAAACTACAAAGTTATAATGCTAATGAACAGAATAGACAGAAGTTGTTTCAAGAAAAAATAGCTACAAATCCAGACTATGCTTCTATAGTTAAGAAAGAAAAAGATGGTACAAGTAGATTGCTTACTATTACTGATGTTTCTGCCGATATGCCAACCTTACAGTTAAGAAACAAAGATGGTAATGGTATGCTAAACTTAAATAAAGAAGAAGTGGCTAAACTTTACATACAAGGTAAACTTGGTCCAACTACCCAGGGTGAACTTAATATTAAAGACTTAGGTAACTATTATATTGAAGGTGTTAACAATAAGAAATCTACTACAGCTTTTGGTTTAATGGAAAACACTCCAATACTTTGGAATAATTTATACAATGATGTAATTAAACCAAAGTATGGTGAGCCTGGAGCAATTTCTAAAAAGATGCAAGCAGCTAATGAAGCTATAGTACCTGACTTGTTGATATATAAAAACTTAATGGGAAGACAAGGTTCTATTTTTGGTTTATCACCAAAGGGTAATAAAACTATGGCTAATGGTGACAATGCAGCTTTGATAATTTATCAAGCTAGTTTAACAGGAAACTCAGAAGATGTATATGATGAAACTGGAGCTAAGATTGAAGATGTAGATAAAATTAAAGCTATCAGAACTTTATTATCAAATGAAAAAAACATAGAAGAGTATGTATCTGGTCAGTATATACCACAAGGTGTTAATGGTAAAAGAACTGTTAGAGTAATATTTAATAAAGTTTTATCTAGTGAAAATAAAGGTAGTATTGCTGGTAAGAATATAGCTGAAATTGGTACTACATTTGACTTTGTTCTTAAGGATGATACAGCTGGTACATATCTTGATCAACTTCCTAATAATACAGGTTATCAAGTTTATCAAGCTCTTACTAGGGGACAAGAAATAAAATCAGATCCTATACTAGATGCTGCTGGTTTTAAATATACTGTTACTCCAAATGTAACAGGTATAGATGCTGAACCAGAATACGTTACAGTGGATTTAAAATATATGGTTAGAACTAATAAAAAAGATCCACAAACTGGTCAATTAGTTACAGGTGTTGAAGAAAAATCGTATCTTCATAAGATAAATTTAAAAGGTGCAGATGCTAAGTCTCCTGATGAAATTATTGGTAAACTTCAGTCTTTGTATTATGAAAACATGATGAAAAATAGAAGTGTACAACAAGAGTTTCAGAACTATTATATGAATAATAAAGGTACTGGTACTCCTATGTGGGATCCAAAAGCAGCTTTAAAGCAAGCTAACTTAGGTCATTTGATAAAGTAGTTAATTATATAAAGATAAATTCATGGCACTAGAAACTGGTGTAATACCTCAAGAACTTAAAGGAGTTTATTCACAAGATCCATATCTTCCATTACCAGAATCGGGAGCTAATATGTTAGATTTATTAGCAGTTCCTAATATGGGTATGAGTTCAGGAAGTAGTATCTCTAGTGGAGATGTAGTACAAAATGGTCTCAATGCTTTTAGTGCTGCCCCTGCTAGTATGAATACATTAGCAGCACCTGTGTTTTTTGATTATGATGCAGCTCAAGTAGATAGATATAAAGGTTCAGCTAATTTTAATGCATTAGGCTTTGATCCATCTGGTCAAACTAATAATGAGTTTAAATATGGGGCTAGACAAACCTGGGGTGATGTTTGGTCTAATGGTTTTTCTGGCATGTTTAGTTTAGCTGGAAATACTTTTATAGAAGGATGGAAAGGTTGGGGTAATATGGCAGATGCTGTAGCAAGTACAAGCTGGGCAGAAGCTAAACAAGATTTAATAGGTACTCCAGAATATTTATTAGAACAGGATAAGATTACTAAAGATATCATGAATAAATATGCTATCTTTTCTACTCCTGACTCTGAAGAAGGTATATTTAACCGCAAGTTCTTTGGTGACATGTTACAGCAATCTGGTTTTGCTGTAGGTGCTATTGCTCAGTTCTTATCAGAAGAACTAGTTACACTTGGAATGTCTTCAGCTTTTTCATTATCTAAGCTTGGACTAAGAGCTCCAAGCTGGGTAGGAAGAATTGTTTCTCATGCAGATTTAGCAGATGATGTTGTTAAACTAGGAACTCCTATTTGGAAAGCCCGTTCTGTATCAGAAGGTTTAGTAATTGGTGCTAGAAGATTAGTTCCTTTTGCAGATACTGCATATAACTTAAGCAAATACGGTAAAGCTGGAGCTGGTATTGGTCAGATGGCAGCTATTGGTGTAGGTGGAGTAAGA